AGATGCCGCACCATCGCAGATCCCACACACACGCAAGTATCAAAGGCGGAGGAATGTTTGCTATCTCCGTCGCTGATTCAGTATCACACGGAGCAAAGCGATCATGTGCGGGCTTCCGGCCTAACAACACCGATCAACACGATAGATGCAGCGAACAGATACGGCCTTTCGAGTGCTTGCCTGGTGGAATACTTCGGCAATGGAAACCCGCTGAATGTGGGAACGCCGCTGCATACCGTGACCGCGAAAGACCGGGAGGCGCTGACCACAGCTAATCTGTGCAAGTATTACGGTGGCGTGGTAGGGGCCGATATGTCCGATCCGTTGCCAACGGTTACAGCCATTGACCATAATGCGCTGGAGGTTGCCCATGTGTGCAAATTCAAAGGGCAGGATATTGGGCAAGGGCCGGAAACCCCATTGCACACGATCACCGCAAGCCCCGGAGAGTTTGCGGCAGTAAAAACAATGGTAGCACAATACCAGGAGGGCGCCGATCTTCGGCACTGGCCGAAAATCCGAGAGCTGCTAAATGAGTATTGCGGCTACAAGCTGCAAGAAAACGAAGTGATCCTGCTGTGCATCGCCGGTATATGGTATTTCATCGCGGATATTGGGCTGCGGATGCTTACGCCGCGGGAACTGTATGCCGCCAACGGTGCGCCTGCGGATTATATCATTGACCACGACTACACCGGCGCGGCATACGGAAAGGCGAAACAAGTTGCCCGCTGCGGCAATATGGTTCCTCCTCCGTTTTCGGAGGCGCTGGTGCGGGTGAATCTGCCGGAGTGGTGCGATAAGAAACTACACACCATGGCAGAATGGCAAAAGCTGGTGGCAGTTTAGCCGGAAAGGAACGACGGAATGGGAAGAATGACCTATATGCACGATGGGAAATGGTGCATCAACGGAGTAAACGGCAAGCTGACCGGCGACAACCAAGCTAATTACTGGGGCGGAGCCATTGACCAGCTTGCCGCCTATGAAAATAGCAAGATGGAGCCGTGCGACTACCAGGCAATGGCGGCAGCGCTGGAACAGCGCGAAGAAGCCAAACACCAGCTCAACGAACTGATAGAAGCAGTTGGCGGAATTGGGGTTGAGAGAATCAAGGAACTGGCAAGGCAGGACAAGGCCAGACGGCTGGAAGTGCTGCCTTGCCGACCGGGCGATACCGTGTACACCGTTGACAAAATCAGGGGCGCTTATGAGCTAATCGAATGGCGAGCCGTGGAAATTTCCATAGACAGCCATTGCGGGATCGTGGTATTGGAACACCCACACAACGGGATAAAAACCCGGAGGGGATGCGACTTCGAGGCGTTTGGCGTGGCTGCTTTCTTAGACAGAGGAATGGCAACCATCGCGCTGTGGAACAAAAAAACTGGAGTTGCGACCACGGAGGTGGCAGAAAAATGAAAGCTGTGCTTATCAGCATACAACCGATATGGTGCGAGAAGATCGCCGCCAGGTGGAAAACCCTGGAGCTTCGCAAAACCAAGCCAAACATACCGCTTCCGTTCAAGTGCTATATCTACCAAACCAAGTTCAAATGGGTGTTTAACCTGTTGCGGAGCCTGGAGCTGGACGATATAGCCGATGCGCTGACAATCGGCTTTGGCAAGGTTATTGGCGAGTTTGTGTGCGATCACATCATGGGCCATTGCGAAATGGCAAATGCCGACCTTGCAGAACAGCAAAGCTATGTGCGCCGCGGGGATGTTTTCAAGTATTCCGGCGGAAGTGAAGTGTTTGGATGGCATATCTCCAATCTTGTGATCTATGACAAACCAAAAGATTTGTGCGAGTTTTACAAGGTCGGAACACTCAATGCATCCGATTGGGAATATCAGCTTTACGACGGCAGCGGAGATCCCAGCCGTAGAAGCTACGCAAGTTACCTGTTTACCAGGGCGATACGGAAGCCGCCGCAAAGCTGGTGCTATGTGGAGGAACTGTGATGGACAAGCTGCTGATCGTTATTTATGCCGTCCTGGTGGCGGCAACCATCTACTCAGGAAAGAACGGAGGATTTGACCATGAGCAAGCAGGACTGGAAAACACTGTCCGCATACCGAAATACCGGGCTTACCCCGGAACAGGTGGAGGAACTGAAAAAGAAGAAAGCCGGTGAGTTAGAAACCACCGTGTACGATTGCACAGACCCGGAGCATGATGCCTATGTGTGCCGCAAGTGTGGCCGCATTGAAAACTTCGAGGCGGACGGCCCGGAGGAAAACGGCTGGGGATTCTGCCCCGGATGTGGCCGGTTGATCGTGCGGGAGGAAACCCAATGAGCGGCAGCAATAAACAGATCCCCATTTTTAAGCCAGGAGATTTCTACTGGGTAGGAACCTATGACGATGCGCATTTACCTGATCCCGATGATACTGAAAGGGTTGACCGGGATTGGAGCAATTTTATACAAAAACTTTACCGCTGGTGCGATAAGAACGGAGTGGAGCGCCCCGAATGGGCAGTGATTACCGAGTACAGCACACAGCCGGAGAACGGCACAATGGCAGGCCGTCACCACCACCATGCTTTTATCCAAAGAACCGAGGGATTGACCAATGATATTTTGGGAAGTCTTTGGCGCGATGAAAACGGAAAAGGAATGGGCCACTCCATCTTCAATTACATCAATGCTGCCAATTACAACCCGGAGATTATCGTTAAGTTTATCAATAAAGACAGAAGCCGCCCAAAGAAAGTGCGGGTATGTGCGACGAGGGGGAAAGACAATGATTGAATCACTATTTGCGTGGATTCTAACTTTCATTGCCATAACGCGCGACTTTGAAGCGGACTATTACATAGCCGCCGCAATATTTGCGGTAGCTGCACAGATAAGCAAGGTGCGCGACAGAAAATAGACAAGGGGCGATAGCAATGGATAAACCAACAATGCGATACTGCCTGAAATTGGACAAAGCAAAGTATTACCACCGCATTGATCCTGTTACGATGGCGAAAATCATAAGCAGAAAGATCAAGGATAGATGGCTTGCCCAGTTAATAAAAAACATAGCGGCATCCGTTACGCATAGGCAGGAGGACGGAAACAATGGTTGAGTTTGGCGGGCGGTATTACATCGACCCGGCACAGGTGGAGTACATCAGCGAAACCGACAGAGCGGGAGCGATTGTAGCGGATAGCCACCCTTACGATCTAACCGTACATCTGCTGTCCGGCAAATCGCTGGGCCTCTGCTACCCTACCAAAGTGGCGCGGGATAACGAGAGAAGAAAGCTGGTTACCGCCATCCAGCGCGAAAGAACCAATTATGAGGAAACTATGTTGTGCAAACTGCGGTTGATCCAAAACGATGTGTCGCGGATCGACAAACGCCAGCTCCGGGTATGGCAACAGCTTAAAAAGCTGCTGGGAATCCAGCCGGAGGAATGAGAAACACAAGCGGAAAAGCGAAAGAAAACGACAAGAAATAACCACAAAATAGCAGCCGGAAACGCCGCGCCCAAGTAGGGTGCGGCCTCGCCGGTTGAAGCCAACCCACCTATGGCCCACCGAAAATCGGGCCAAAATGATGCAGCCGAGGGGCTGCAATGGGCTGGTATATCGGTATTAAGTTAAGGGACAAACTAAGAAAGAGAGGGGCAGGCCGTGGGCAAGGTCTATTACAGAGAGCAGAAACATATCTGCGGCAGGGATTACGAAACTGCCCCATACATGGAGGTTGATCTATACCCGGTTACATATCGTCAGCATAAGGCAAGCCGGAGAGCCAAACGGAAAGAGGCTACCACCCTGGCCCAGCAGACCTATAACGATAACCGGGCAAAGAGATACCATGTGCAGCTCGTCAACACCAATTTCAAGCAGGGGGATTTCTCCTGGACTGGAACCTATGACGATGCACATTTGCCTGATCCCGAAGATACGGAAAGAGCAGACCGGGATTGGGGCAATTATATCAAGAAGCTGTACCGCTGGTGCGATAAGAACAATGTGGAGCGCCCCAAGTGGGTCATGGCTACCGAGTACAGCACAAAACAGGAGGACGGAACATACATAGGCCGTCACCATCATCACGCCATCATCCAAAAAACCGAGGGATTGACCCGCGATGTGTTGGAAAACCTGTGGTGTGACAGAAACGGAAAAAGAATGGGCTTTACCCGCTGCGAATACCTGGATGTTGACCACGGCAGTGTTGAAAGCCTTGTTAGATATATAAGCAAGAACAAGCGTTGCGCCCGATCCTGGCGGCAGAGCCGTGGATTGGAGAAACCGAAAACCCCGAAGCCCAATGATTCCAAGTGGAGCCGCAAGAAGATTGACGATGCCAGCACTTTGTACATCGACGATGCGGCATACTGGGAGCGGCAATATCCTGGCTACACCCTGAACCGGGTGGAAACAAAGGTCAGTGATTCGGGGATGCGGCATACAACGGTGATCCTCCGCCGTGCTGAGTGTTGGCATGGCGGCGATTATAGAAAAAGACCGAAAAGGAGGAATGCGGCATGATCTCACCGGCGGAATGCTTCAAAGAGATATTCCGAACGCAAATCAACAGGCCCGGAGCCGATAAGTTGCTGGAATGGCTGGAAAGCACGGACTTTTTCACCGCCCCGGCCAGCACCAAATATCACGGTGCCTATGAGGGGGGATTAGTGAGGCATAGCCTGAATGTGTACTACGGCATACTGGGGAATTATATTACCCGCAATCAGTATGCCGGGGAAACCCATGCCATCGTTGCCCTGCTGCATGATGTGTGCAAGGCGGACTTTTACAAGAAAACAGAAACCGGGTGGGCTGTCAATGACAGGCTGCCTATGGGTCATGGGGAAAAATCTGTGTACCTGATTATGAAGCACATGGAGCTGACGGACGATGAAGCATTGGCAATCCGTTGGCACATGGGCGCGTATGATGATGCTTTCCGTGGCGGAAGCAAGGCGTTTAACATCGCTATGGATAGATGCCCTCTGATCTTTGCACTGCATCAGGCGGACACTATCGCAACAATGCGGGAGAAATCGGAAGCATGGCGATAGAGCTATCCGATCTGCCGCCAAAGTATCAGGCACAAGCCCTGGCGCAGCTTGCCAAACAGAAGAAGCGGACAGATCCCGCAAAGGTGGCGGCAAAAGCTGTGGCGGAATCCGGGAAAGATTTTGACAGCCGGGGCGAGTATGAATTTTACATTGGCACCGTTGCGCCCAAAGTGGCACGCGGCGAGATCGTGAAATGGTCTGCACATCCGTCTTTTCCTCTGTTCCCTGCCGGGGAATACTGCGGGATTAAACTATCTGCCGTGCGCTATACGGCGGACTTCCGGCTGGAATATGCCGACGGCACCGTGGAGATCGTGGAGGTCAAGAGCAAATTTGTCCGCCGGATGCAAAGAGATTATGCCCTACGGCGGCGGGTGTTCCTGGAAACCATCGCCCGGCCTGCCGGGTGGAAGTTTACGGAGATCATCACCACAGACACCAAGGAAGAAATAAAACAGTGGCAGAAAATCGCCAAACAGGCCCGGCAAAAGTGATTTGTGGGCGTAAATGTGAAAATATCACCATACAGGAGGCAAAACATGGGTAAAAACAAGGGTATGCCGAGATATTACGGCAAAAACATTGCCATGCAGGCAGAGCGGCGCTATTTGGCTGGAGGAAAGCCGGAAAGCAAGCGCGTGGATGAAAACCGGGAGGCGGCGGCCAATGTGATTAGCATTTGCTGGCTGATGTCGTTAAATGACCTGTATGGGGTCGGAGAAACCCGGCTGTATCGGGTTATGGAGGCCGCCAATGCAGAGGCGGGCCGTTTCGATCTCAACAAGAAGAAAATGGGCCTGGAATGGGCCAAGAAAGAGCTGGACAAGGAGATGGACTATCACGGTGCATTTGGCTTTATGCTGCCGGTCATTTCCGCCCCGAAAAAGCGCCGGGATTGGGAAATGCTATCCGAGCGGCGGGATGCAGCGGAATCCGTCATAAAGCTGTATATCCTGGGAACAAAGAAAGCCCTTGGGTATGGCCCGGATCGGTTACGACAGGCCGTGCGGGCAACGGAAGAAAACTTTAGGCATTTTGGCGACTATGCAAAAGACGGCGACTACTACGGCTATGAAGTGCTTGCAAAGCGACTGGAACAGTTATTCCATACACAGATCGCCGTCAAAGAAGAAAAAACGGATGAACCGATTTTCGGAAAGTCGCTGACTTAACCGAAAACGGCAGGATGTGAACGGCTATAAGCCGGAACATGGAGGCGTAAACAATGCGGTTTGAAGAAGTGAAATACATAGCCAAATACTACAAGGCCATTCCGGGGATGCTAAAGCTGCTTCGCCAGGAGCGGGCGGATATAAACAACGAATATGGCGGCCTCCACGGAATGGACATGGACGGTATGCCGCATGGAACAACGCCCGGCAAGCCGGTGGAAGCTCTTTGCATCAACGCCGTGGAAAACCTCTATGCTGACCAGTTGAAAAGGATCGAGCAGCGGGAAAAAGAATTGTGCGCCGATCAAGCGGCAATTCGGGATTGCCTGGACAGCCTGAACAGTAAGTACAAAAGCATTGTGATGATGCGGTATGTGTTTGGGTACAGTTGGGGTAAAATTTCCACCCGGCTTTCTGTGCCGGACAGCACCGCCAGGAACTGGCACGAAAAGGCTATAACAAGGCTGGGTGAAGCACTGGAGGAGAAGCCGGACTGGCCGGAGATTTTAAGCCGTGCCACGCGCGCGCGTACATAATAAGCGGCGAAAAAATTTCGTGCTTAATTTGCCGGTAATTTGCCTGCCATTTGCCGACGGAAAACGGCTTGTGGTCGGGATCAGAACAGCGGGCAAACCGTTTGGAAAATTTGAATTTTTACAATCGACATCACCCGCCATGTGAAACAGTTTCCACAGGTCGGCGGCCTGCCCTGGGAAAACAATTTGCGAATAGACAGAAAAGCGCCCCAGAATCCGTTGTGTTACGGTTTCCGGGGCGTTGTTCCGTTTATGGGGCCAATCGTTCCGCCATGGGGCGTTTTGTTCCGCTTTTGGGCGGATTATTCCACAGGCGTTTGATCGTCCGGCAGCTCCAAAGGTTGGCCCTCGCGGGTCATGCGCTCGGCGCAGGCTTGTAATACATACGCCTGGACACTCTGCCCGGCAGCCTTTGCAGCGGCCCGGATGGCAGCGCCTACGGACTTCACAGGGCGGGCGCTGATGCGGTCACACTTGGCGTTGTATTTGTCGTTGCTTTGGCGCTTGCGTGGGGAAACTGGCATTTGTCACTCCTCCTCGGTTAGTTTTGTTAAGTCAATTAGGGTTATTTCCGGCGACTGGGGAGCCAGGGCGTGATACTTGCCGTTTTCGTAGTGTAGATCGGTTACACCGTCATACCAAGTAATATCGCCATGCTGGGCCGTGGCAGCCTCCATGCGCTGCTGGGCTTGCTCCTCTGTGAAGCCGTCAAACAAAAGTCGCTGGCCGTCTGTGAATTGGGCAACCAGGCGGAAAGCGGGGAATATTTCGGGGTTAGGGGTCATTGTGTTGCCTCCTTGGTTGTTGCGTTCTGTCGCATTATATCATAGATTTTTGTAATCGTCCACAAATTCTTGTTACAGGGAAAACCCGAAACATCCGGGTTAATCCTCTGCGGCGGCAAGGTGCTGGGAAAATGCTGCGTAAAATTTTCTGTGATGGCGCTCTGCGGAGCGGTCAAGGCACATTCGCCCGCTGCCGTCTGCGGAGGGAGCGCGCCCGCCTTTCCAAATATACAGCGCATCGGCGATGGTGTCCAAAGTGCAATAATCACACTGCACAAGATCGTAAGGCGTGGTATTGCCGGAACCGCCGTTAAACAGGTTGTGTGCGGCCCTGGCGGCGATGATTTGTGAATCAGACAGACCGGCCCGCCGGGCGGCGGTCAGCAGGCCGCTAAAGTTGATGCCGTTGCTACCGATCCTGGGGCGGGTATATTTGTACAGTTCGGGATCAGCGGCAAGGATGTAAATAGCCGCCATATATCCGCCGTCGTTTTGGCGGGATGGCGCGGAAGCTGCGGCAAGGGCCATCAGCTCGTTATAGCGGGCGTAGTGGTTATGGTGGTCAATCATGGTATATCCTCCTCAAATTTTGTTATAGGGAAAACAAGGAAAGCTGGGCGTGATCGGCGGCGGGTTCGCTGACTTCGGCATAAACTGGCCGGGGATCCTCTGCGGGAAGCACCTGGGGCGCGTGGGCGGCCAAATACAGGGCCTTTCCCCGCTCCTCCGGGCGGGCCGTTTTGGGATCTGCCGGGGCGGCGGGATAATACCCAAGCCCGGACAGCTTACCCAGGTAATTTACATCCACATTGTTCTGCAATGCGCCGTTCTCCAAAATCTGCTGACTGCTGATAATTCCACTGGCAAGCTCTGTTGTTTCGGACATGTCGATCAATGACCAGGCGGAGCAGCTTGTGCCGTTACCGCCGGGCGGGTGGCTGACCAAAACGAAATAATCCGCGCCGTGCTTGCGGAATGGGATGCGCTGGGTGTCGTGGCCGATCCGGGCGCACTCCTGTTCGTATGCGTGAATGGATGGAAAGCCGGAATACTGCATTGTGTTACCTCCTTGAATTTGGATATTCTTCGATCCGCCATTCGTCCGGGCGGGGTTGCTTGTCGATGATGTCTTGCAATGGCTGCCGTTCTTCACACATGGCATATTGTTTCCAACGGTATGTTTGGTGCGTTCGGTTCTTCGTCATAGGCACAGATTCCTTAACGATGTGCAGTTGCTTATATTCTAAAACGAACATTTTGTACCCTCCATTGTTAGTGCGTTGGGCATTTGAACATCACGCACAAGGAATGTTTGGTTGCAATCTCGTTGATGCGCTGGGCGGTTGTGTTACCCAGGGCAAAAACGGCGATATAGTTTACATGGCAATCGTCCGGGGTAAAAATGGGCTTGCAATTTACACCCAGGGCGCGTAAATGCGTTGTGACATTGGACAGATCCATGACCTCCTGCAGCGCATCGGCGTAACACTCTTTGTACAGGTCTGCGCCGTACTTGTCGCGGATTTCGTCGAGCTTTTCCGTGTCGAAAAGCTCTGTAAACGGTTCGTATTTGTGCGGGGTGTCAAGATGGGCATTGACGATCTCATTTCGGCAGGCCCAGTAACCGGCGGTTTTCATGTGTTGTTCTCCTGCCCTTTACCCTGGGCGGCGGGTTGTGTATGGGGCTGGGTTGCTTTGTGCGGTGCAGCCCTGCGAAAGTGTCCGCGCTGGGGTTGTCATTCGATGCCCAAGATGGATCTTGCGGCCCGCTCGGCGTTTTCGGTAAGCTGCCGCTGCCATGCTTTGTTCCGGGGTGACCAGCGGAAACCGTTGGATTTCAGCTTTTCCCGCATATCCGGGTCCGGGATCTCGTCGAAGATAATTTGCAGTCGGTTTTCCTCGGCGTTGCGGATCAGTTGGAAACCGTCATAATCGGTTGCGGGGTCGGGTTCGGCTTGTGCCTGCTGGAGCTTGTCAAGCTCTGCGATCCGGGCCTGTACCCGCTTAATTTTGCCCCGGAGGCTTGTTAATTCGTAGTCGGGAATAGGCTTGTCAATCCAGGGGCAGCGCTGCCGGGTGTCGGCAAAGTCGGCGGAGAGCTTCGTGGCAGTTTCGGGGCTGATGCCGGGGAAGCCCTCAAAACTCTTGTGCTTGCGGTAGTGGGCGTTTAGGGCTTTATCGTCCTCCAGCTTCTTTTGCAGCTTTTGGAGCTGGTCGTTGAGTAATTCGCGGGCGTGGGGGTCGGTCAGGTCAACCGGGCCGGTGCCAATGCTTTTAATCTTGTCCAAAATGGCCTCGATGGTCTTGTATTCCTCCCACAAGCTATCCCGGCGGGCGTTCTGCTTGTTCTTTTTGTTCACCGGGAAATTGGAGCCGCCGGAAATGAGGACGGAGGGGCAAGAAGCCTCGTTGCGGTAGTATGCGTTGTAATACTCGGCCAGCCGCTTGGCGTAGCTGTCTAAGTAAGCATCCAGTTTGCCGTGATAAAATGGGCTTGTGTGCTGTTTCTTATCGGCTACCAGGGCGGCGGCCTTGTCAACGGCGGCGCGGTATTCCGCTGTAGCGCTGCCGGGGCGATAGTCGCGCATGGAATTTGCGTTGTTAGCCTGCCGGGCGGATTCCTCGTTGATGGGATAATAGCGGACGGCGGGCGCGGTATCTGCGGCGGGTTGGGTTTCCGGGGCGCTGGTGGCCGCCTGGGAGCCTAAAAGGGAAAGCTGGTCATACATGGTTGTTACCTCCTGTTTTTTTGGTTGTGTGCCGTTGTGGCTGGGATCGGGTCGCTTTGTGCCGGTGCGGCCCGCGGAGGTGTCCGGGGTTGTGGGGTCAGTCAAGGCAAGTTTCAAAGCTGATGCGGTATTGCTCTTTGAGCTTGTCATAGGCCCGAAGCGTAACGGTGTATGTGTTTCGGCGCTCGTCGTAGGTGATGCCGCGGCCTTTGAGCTGGGGCAGGCCGTCGCGGAGCGGGCGAAGAAAATAGTGCTTGCCATAATAGGACAGATCGGCGGAGAAGTCGCAGCCGGTGGGGGCCTGCTGCATTTCGTAGCAATAGGCATATTCGCCGGGTTTGTCTGCGTGGACGGCTGGGGTCTTTTCTGCCTCCAGTGCCTCATAATCGGGGGCGTAGCCGCAAAGATTGCCGGTGTCGGGGTCGAAGCTGGCGGCGCACATATCCGGGACAAAGAGTGTTGTTTGACCGTCTATTTTTTGTTCGTAGCCGCCGGGAACTTTGAAGAAAGTACCGCGGATGGGGCGTGTTGTTGCTGCCATGGTGAAAACCTCCGTTTTGTGTATTTGGGTTGTAACCCATGAGCGCCCGCCCCGGTCCGGGGCGGCTGGGCTTGCACCAGCGGCGGCGGGTGCCGTCGGCCTTGCGGGCTGTATTGGGTTATGCTACGCGGACATAAAAGGCGGATTTCTTATTGCTCCACTTGCCGCCCGCTGCCTTGATTGCTTCGGCGTGTTCCTGGGTATTGCCTGCCAGCCAAATGACCGGGGCGGCGGTCTGTGCGCCCTTGATGGTGGTGGTTACGCCTGCCATATCTGCAAAGCGGGAAGCGATAATTTCCGCGGCGGTTTTGCTATCTGCCTGGGCGGGGTGCTGGGGATCTTCTGCGGGTTCCTGGGGTTGGGCCTCCTGTGCTTCCAGTTCGGCAATCTTGGCCCGCAGGGTTTCCAGCTCCTCCGCCTGGCGGGCGTTCTCTTTCCGTGCAAGTGCAAGATCGGCGGCGTTGTTGTCGGCAGCTCCGGCGGCGGGTTCGTTGTAGTAGGCCAGCACGGCGCGGCTGTCTTTAGCATCCAGGCGGATGGGCATAATCAGCGCAAACGGTTCGTTTCTGTCGTAGATAACAGCGGGGGAAGTTGTGCCGGGGGCGCGGAGCTGGTGGCCCTTGCT